CGCCCCACGCAAACCCCGCGCTGATGCCGGCAAACCTCGCGCCAACTACAGGCCCCGTAGCCGTTCCACGAAATGAAAACCCTCTACACCGTCAACATCACCCTTCAACACGTTTTTCAGGGTGAGCCCCAGCGTTTCACCGAGAGCACCCTCGCCGATACCCCAGAAGATGCCCGCTCCAACATCCGGGAGCGTTACAGGCACGCATACCAGTTACAGATCAATCGCGTTAGCGGTTAAGGGCTAAAGGCTCCCACCATGGGAGCCTTTCCTTTTGCCTTGGCTTGAGAATGATTCCCATTCCCCTTCTCAGTGAGACTCACGAGACGCACCGCAAGACGCCCCAGTTGCCCCAGCGGACCTCCCACTACGGAAGGATGTATTAGCAGTATCGCCAATAAATACCAGGTATTGGCATTATAAATGGCCAAAACAATACATGAATGGCCTTGAATGGCGTTCCAGTGAATGGAGTTTTAGGCAGTATGAATGGCCGTTTGTAGGTTCTCGAAATACCTGTGGCAGCGTTCCATGAATGACTTTTCTGCTTGTTCTAGTTCTGCTGCATCCATGTAGTGGACGTTGGGAGTGCCGCATCGACGTGCCAGCGCAATGACGGCGCCAGATACTTTTAATCCCGTCAAATAATTTAAGCCTAAACTATAGGCTCCACACTGGTCGATATAAGTATGTCCGCTGGGAAGCCTGTCGTCACGGTCGGTTTTACGTCCCACGCTGGTTTTCCAGTCAACAACATGAATGCCTTGTTTACCTTTTACGGTAAGTAAGGCGTCTGCTGTTCCAGCAAAACCTGCCGGATGATGAATGCTGAATTCACTCGCAAAAATTTCGGTTACGTTATCTGCGATCCAGTCAGATAGTGATCGAGCGTAACCTTTTGCGCTGAATCCTACGGGGGGAACATTGGGGCGTACCCTTTTGAGTGCCCATTGGGTGATGGGGGCTGGAATACGCGCCAGTCCTTGTTCGTCCCAGCGGATAGAGTTGCGTTTGTTTGCTGTTGAACGGGCTAATTGCATTGAGGTTTTTAATAGATACTCTGCTTGATTGTGCGTCATATTGCCTCTGTTTGCTGCAACATTTCTTTGTTGTGAAGCCTCGGCCTCGCCGAGGCGAGCAACCCAGCGTTCCAGTCCGGTGGTGTCGCTGGTCTCTTTTAGTATTCTAGTTACACTGTGATACACGTTACCGTTAATGTCCCGGTAAATCCTGCCGCCGGGGTCGGATTCGTCGTCACGTTCCAGCTTCCAACGCCTTAATCCAGCAAGTGTGTCTTGTGTATTAGGCATTTGGATAGTTTTTCCCAAATACACCTTACCAGCAAAAAAGCCCCCGGTAAAGGGGGCCTTGAAAATTTGAGGCGAGATCAAGCTGCCTTGAAGGGGTTCCCGCCTGAAAGGAGGCGCGAAATATCGAAGCCTTCAGCTTTGGCTTCGATCCAGGCGGAATCAATATGCTCTTGGCTCCCTTTCTTGCGGGGAACCGGGCGGACGGTGTACTCGGTGGTGAGGCCGCTGCCTTTTTTGCTGATCGTGAAGTCCCACTCCAGCAGATTGGAGTAGTCCTCCATTTGGGAGATCTGGTCGATTTCCTTGAGAATCGACTTTTGAGTGATCTGCAGGACTTGAACTTTGCCGGATTCGTAGTTGTAAACCGGGCAGGCGATGGCGAACTTCACGTCTGCTGTTCCAGGGCCGCCGCGTCCTTCGCGGGGCTCGAACTCGCCCATTTCGGCAACCACGTCCTCGTAGGTGGGCTCGAAGTCGAAGCGGAAGGGCTTGTTGGCGCCGTTGGCAGCGCCCCAGGCTTCGTAAAACTCCAGAGGTTCGTCAGTGAGTAGGGCGAAGCGGACGGAACCACCATCGGGGAGTTTGCTGAGGCTCAGGTAGCCGCCGCCGCTGTTGCCGCCGTTGACGTTTGCAGATGCGGATTTTGAAAGGAAAGCCATTTGTGTAGGTGTTTGGTGTGGTCGGCTGAGTGCCAACGAGTAACACACTAACACGCCTTGACACCGATGGCTAGGCTGAAAAAACGCCCCACAGCGGAAAAGCTGCGGGGCGTGATGAACATTCTCATGTGAGACTCTAACATGTCGCAAAGTAAGACGCAGGATTTGCTGGCTTTTGTGCGCCAGCTGCCTGTGGGGATGGCGTATGCACCGATTTACGCCAAGGATCAGGCGATCCAGTCCGGGAAAATCTCGAAGGGCAAGACGCCGCTAGAGCGCAGCCACCATCAGGTGATGGCGCCGTCGGATGTGGCGCTCCAGATCGAGCGCAAGCCTGATGTGTTCCAAGCGGTGGGCGTCTTTACGGGCGGTCGCAGCATGGGACTCGTGATTCTCGACGTGGATCGGAATCTCAGCCGTCTCAAAAAGAAGTGGGGCGACTCGCTGGAGGGGGCTCCAGTCGTTACTTCGACCAAGGCGAACGCTGCGAAGTACCTGTTCCGCGTTCCTGAGGCTCTGTGGGGCTCGGTGAAGGGTTTTGGGCTGTCGGATACCGGCGCTGGTTACGAGGTGCTCTGGGGCCGTCAGGGCGTCATCTACGGGGCGTATCCGGGCTCCAGTGATGGGAAGGCACCAGAAGGGCAGTACGGCTTTGAAGGCGACCTGGAGGCGATTCCTGACGCCCCTGAGTGGTTGCTGGCAGAGATGCGGGATCACGCCGGTAAGGAGATCCAGGACGGCGGGTTCATCAAAAACCGCAAGGCGCTGGATTTCTCGGATCGGGATCCGGCTGAGGTGGCTGAGATCATCCAGTCCGCGCTGATGGTGATTCCGGGGCAGGGCAATGGCAGCCGGGATCACTGGGTCAAGGTGGGGATGGCGATCCACTCGGAGTTGCCGACTGACCTTGGTTTGACGCTTTGGTCCGCGTGGTCGGCGGAAGACCCTGAATTTTCACAGGATTGGGCAGACGGCAATCCTTGCGAGGAGGTCTGGAAGTCCTTTCGGAAGGGGCCGGTCAGCCTTGGAACGCTCTTCTGGATGGCGGACCAGCAGCTTCCGGGCCGTATGTGGCTTTCGGAGGATCTGCGGCGGATTGTTACTGACGCTGAGCAGGATCGGGTTCAGCGGTTCCGTACTACAGGACTTCCTCACGAGGAAATTGTTAGGCGCGGTGAAGCAGCAATGAAGCTGCCTAACCCGTCGGAAGTGCAGCACAAGCTCCACGAACTTGCCTTAGAAGCTGGTTATCGGGATGCGGCGGCTGTTGTTCGGCTGCTGATTGCAGATCAGGAGTTTCGCCGTGGGTCACATGGAGGATCGCTCCAAGAAATTTTTGCTGCGGAGGAAACGCCCATCGAATACCTGATTCCGGATTTGCTGCCGAAGCCTGGGACTGTGCTGATGCACGGGCGTGGCGGTTGCGGCAAGACGATGGCGGTGCTGACGCTGGCAAAACACATCGCTCGTGGGATTCCGTTCTCAGTTCAAGGGCAGGAAGTGCCAGTTGAACAGGGCACGGTGCTTTGGTTGAACGGCGACCAAAACAGCCGGCGAATTCGCAAGCAATTCAAGGACTTGGATTTCACTGCGGACGATCCGGTGATCGTGCGGAACAAGGTCTCAATGCTCTGGTACCCCTGGTTCATCCAACAGATCGAGGAGCATCGTCCCAAGCTCGTGGTGTGGGATTCCGTGACCGCCTGTATGCGCGGTTGCGCCTTTGATCAGAACAAGGCGGAATACGCCGAGCCCTTGTACTGGTACAGCTCGGAGAACGGCGAGAGCTTCCCAGCGACCACCATCGTTTTCATCCACCACGCCAACAAGGAGGGCGGCTTCAGGGGCACTACAGCACTCGAAGACGGTGTGGATGAGTCTTGGGCTATCCGGCGGCCTGACAAAGGCGAGAAGGAGCGTGTAGGGGCCTCTGCGCGGCTTATCACGATCAACAAGAGCCGTGAGGGCAACGAAGGCAAGCAGCTGGTGCTGCGCCAGCAGGCTGACCTGACCTTTGAGCTGAAGGACCTGCCTGCAGAGGGCGTGGAGGAGGGCTCACCGGCTTCCGTAGTGGATCGGGTGCTCCAGCGCCTTCGTACACGCGGAGAGGCGATGACACGAAAGGAGCTGAACGCCGACCCGCTCGTAGGTGGCAGCGTTGAGGGGATCCGTAAGGCGCTGGAGAGGCTGGTTGACCGGGGGCTGGTTACGTCCCAGGGCAAAGCCAGCTATCGGACGTTCCAAGCAGTCTCCGCGCGCAGGGGGGTCGGACCTAAACCTGTCCTAAACGAGGAAGAAGACTGTGCTGGAGCTGGATCTGACGAATCGGGTTGTCCGGATTTGTCCGGATCTGTCCAAAACCTGTCCGTTTTTTCGTCGGAAACGGACACAACGGACAAAAAGGACAAAAAACGGACAACTTCGGACAAAAACGGACAGGTCATTCCTGCAGATCAATTCCAGGGCAAGGGGTCTGAGCAGATCGGACAAGCTTCCGGCGGGATATTCACGCGCGAGGAGCGCACACAGGAGGAGTTGGACCGCCTGATGCGCGAAGCAGCTGATCTCTGGAACTAAACTCCACGCACGGCAAAGGGAGGGGCAGCCACCCCTCCCAATGCGTCGCCGCCCCAGCGGCCGCATAGCCCCGTCCACCTACGTCCGGAGCTTGCTCCGAAGATCTTATGTCCTTCAAAAACCCTTACACGGAAGTTGTAAAGGCCGAACAAGCCAAGTACGACTTGGAGTACACAAAACCCATATCGCTTGCTGACTTACCCCAAACACACGTAAAAACACCAGACAACATAAATAAAACTTGGGGACCTTGGTCATTCGAGGTTACTGAATATGAAGGCAAAATTTATTATTCTTTGTACCACGAAGCTATGGATTACGACATAGATCTGGCGAACGTAAATAATACAGGGGATGTTTACGAATGGGTTGCCCATATGTCAGCCAAGAATACAAGGTTATACGGCGACGGCTGCGTTTACTTCCTGTGCCAGGCTTTTGAGGACATTTGTAAGCAGTCAGGTATTAGCTTGAGGGCCGTTAATGCTGAATTTAAGGGCGCAAAGATAGCAGCAAAATACTACAAACGGCTTCAAGTAAAACGTAATGTATCTGCGCGTGTACGTCATCAGATCCTCGAACGTGACGGGTTTAAGTGCCTCGATTGCGGTGCTTCTCCAGCAGATGGAGCCTTGCTGGAAGTAGACCATACAATCCCGATTTCTAAAGGCGGCAGTAACGATCCAAGTAACCTGCGCACTCTCTGCTCAGACTGCAATCGCGGGAAATCCGACCGCATCGTTCAATACGACTGAACCACCGACCGTGTTTGCCACGCCTAACTTTTTCCTAGGGCTCATGCGGGTTGCCGCGTGGGTGTTTTGGAGAGATCCCGTGAAGTCGGAACCGCCCCAGCCGAAACGCCCCAGGAAGCCCACCCTGGGGTACACCGTCGGCGACATTCCCTACGAGCTGCTCGCCGTGGTGCGGGTCTCGTGGTTCCGTAAGGGCATGACCTACGAGGTGGAGGAGTACCAGATCGAGGAGTCGGACGACGCCACGAAGCAGTTCCACTACATCGTTGGGACAGCACTCCGCCAAGGCGCTGACGTCTGCGTACTCACGCAGTACGAGCCAGAAGCTTTAGGTGTGCAACAATAGAAGGGTTCCCGCTCTGCGCCTCGTTCGCATCGGGCACTGGGTCGGTAGTCCATTGGTAAGGACAGGCGGACAACGCTTCAGACAGTCGGTTCGATTCCGGCACGACCCAAGAGCCCAAGCCTCTGTGCGTCCTTGAGGCGTCTCACGCTTGGGCCATCCACCCCAAATCCACTGGTACGACTAGCTTTCGTACCTAACTTAAAAATTTTTATGTAATGGACAATCACCCCATCACCCCATCACCGGAGCTGGTGCAGCAGTGGCTTGGTGAGTTCTTCGGCTGCACGGTTAGCGGTGAGCTGAGTGATTCAGAGCGTTTTCTTGCCACCCAAGCCGCCCGCTGGGGCGCAGATCAGGAGCTGGAGGCGTGCTGTGAATTGACTAGAGACAACGACGGCTACGACGCTGCATTGGCACTCCGTGCTGAGCGCCGCCCCAAGCCGCCGAGTAAACAAGAAGCGCTTGATGAGCTGTACATCAGTTTCGACAGGGGCTACCTCAAAAAAGAGGCTGCAGACACCATCCGCCGCGCCCTTGAACAACTCCCCGAATGACCCGCCAGCACAAAATCGAAATCCGAGAGTTTCTTTATGAACGCCTTTTTAATGAAAGCCTTCGACAAGATCTTGCAAAAATGTGCCGTCTTACAGGCATCGACGAGTTTAAGGGCATGGAGATTTACGAACAGGAAGCGGCTCGTATCCGCAAACTGTTCTGTCTCGATGCTCAGTAGTCGCTTCCACTTCTATGTCTGAACTTTCACCCGCCGCCCAGGAAGTGCTCTGGGCTTTCAACAAGGCAGCCAGCGGCAAGCCTGATGACTGGCACTACCTGCCTGCTATCGCCGCCGCTCTGCGAGCTGCTGCAGATCGACTCAAATACAAGCTCCTCGATGTGGAGGTTGTCGATTGTTCACAACTGCTTTTGCTCGCTGATGAACTTGAAGCCTAGTAGTCACCTTCGTTAATAGGGGTAGCCGGTGGTGGGTCCTCACGCGGTGTCCACCTTGTTTCCCGCAGCCGGCTGCTACTGGACCGCCTAGATCCCTCAAAAAAGGTCTAGGGCCAAAAGCGTAGCCAGCTCCAGCTCGCCAATGCGATTGTGAAGAGATGCAACAGCCCGGCCTTGCGGTTGGGCTGTTTGTGTGCAACACTAAGGGCAAGCCCGCCAAGGCGAGCCTTCTATTACTGATTAACAATGTACGAGCCATTCCAAGCCAAAGTCGACAACCTCAACCTCAGCCCCTGGTATTACGCCGTTAGCTGGGCCAGGCACTCGCTCCAGGCACAGGTCAACCGCTACAGCGAGCTGGGCCTCAATACCGCCTACGACGAGAAACAAGTGGCCCAGCTACTGGAGCTGGAGCAATTCTTGAAAATGTCGTGGGATCAGTGGATGGAGTCCGTGCTCCCCAGCGAAACTGCACAGGAGGTCAAATGAGCCAGGTACAAAGCATTGAGGAGCTGCGCTTTGAAGGCGACCATCTTGTGGTCGATGCCGTTGTTGACGACATGGTGGTGCGTTATGCGCAGACCGCCTTTGAGCCAGCGGAGTGGGGGCCTGCCCTGTGCCGAGGCACCCTCTACTTTTCAGATGAAGACTTGATTCCAGCGACAGATGCCGAACTCCGGGCCATGCTCACAGATCGGGTCGACGACTGGGCTCCAGTCGACACGTCTGATTGGGACGACTGATTCACGCGAGCTTCGCAATTCCGACGATTACGACGACTGGGACTACGGCACCGAACCAATCCCCGGTGATACTCACTGGGTCAGGATCAGAACTCTGACCCAGCTTTACCGCCACATGATTTACGTGTTTGCTACAAGCGACACGATTAGCTCTACTACACTGGCGCGGATGGCGATCCACGAGATTCTCAAGTTGAGACTCACGGATCTCACCCGGTTACGCCAGCAGGACCCGAACTTTTTTGCATGACTGAAAATTCAATGGTGCCGTTCTACCGCTCGTATCTGCTGAACGGGCGGACGGTTTACTTGGACAAGCTCTCGGAGTTGTCAGACACCGAGCTGCACATGCTCAATATCGACACCATGGCAGCGCTACAGGAAGCGCGGCATGAGTACGAAAACATCGAGAACAAGCAGTCCGAGGAGGCTGGTCCTGCCTACCGCCGCTTGAAAGTGGCTGGGTATTTCCAGGCTGCGATCAAGCTTGAACTGGAGAACGGGTAGATCTACACACTACGAGGTTCAACAATGACTCAAGAACACCCAATTACTCCGCCAGAAGAACTAGTAGATCAATGGAACGAAGCTTGGATTGATGCCAAGGTTAAACACGAAGGACTTGTAACTTTCATTGCCACCCAAGCAGCCTGCTGGGGCGCTGATCAGGAGCTGGAGGCGTGTTGCCATCTGCTGCGACAGCAGGGGTTTGACGTGGTTGACGACCTTCGCGCGACCCGCCGCCCCAAGCCGCCGAGCTTAAAGGAGCAGGCGCTGGCAGCGTTAGACGACGCGGTAATGCGGGGTGACTGCATCACTATTTCCGACGCATTGCCAACCATCCGCCGCGCCCTGGAGCAACTCGATGACTGATTACACAGCAACGCCCAAGCAATGGGCCGAAATAGAGCATTGGTCTGATGAATACGGCTACGCTCCTCAAACCTGCATCCTTGAACTCCGTGCCAGAGTCAAGACGCTAGAAGATGCAGTTCACAAACATATTGTCGAAACGAATTCAAACATTGTGGCTTTATTTAGCCGGGTTGAATCGTTAGAAGCTGCTGAACGCCAAGCATCAAAAGTCCACCAGATCAGCAAACCTCTGAAACTTACTGCAAAGCAGCAGGCAGAGTTAAAAGCATTACTGACGCCCGATTTTAGGGTTGGCATGACGCCAACTTCTACTTCAAACCAAGTTGGTAATTCGCTGGTGGATCAGGTAGCCCGCGCTATCGGTCGAGACGATGAACCCATCAACTGGGAGGAAGAAGCCCGCGCTGCGATCCGCACGGTGGCCTTGTGGCTTAACGAAACTCCCTTTGATCTCTACCCCGGTGATCGCGGCACCATTGTCAATGCTCTTTATGACCAAGCGAATCAATGAATGACTTCAAATTTGTGCCACTGAACAGCCTTGAGAATCGCCTCGGTGATGCCCTCGGCCTTGCCATTGCCATGATCCGCGACCCAAACACCGTGGACAATAAAACCATGGCTCAGATCGAAGCACCATTCAAGGAATGGTGCGATGGTCTCGTTGATGGAGGTCTACTCAATGACTGACATCTTTCTGCCGCGCTCTTGAATCCCTGCCCGATTAGTCAACATCACCTAGCTCACTCCTAATTTCCGCCTAATTAGGAGTTGACACATCACCGCTCTTTCCTACTACACTGCACACGTTCCAAACCGATGAACATGTACATCCTCTCGGAAGCTCAGTTCGATCAAATCATCAAGGCGCTCGACGATGCTCGCTTTGCTCTTGATACGTGCCAGCACGTCGAGCTGGATCTGACTAACCCCAAGCAGACCATCGCTCTGCCTCCCACCGAAAAAGCTGTACGTACAAAAGCTGTACGCCAGTCTCAAAGTAAGACTCGTAAGTCCAGCCGCAAGGGCAAGCGTGGGGTCGCGGTGTTGACGGAGCCCAAGGTGCTGGAGATCAAGCGCCAGTTGGCTGCGGGTGGTAAGTCGGTGGGCAAGATCGCCAAAGAGTTTGGCGTGCATCCAACCACCGTGAACTGCATCAAGTGGGGCAAGACTTGGAAGCATGTGCAGCTCCAGCAGGAGACCGCTGAGGTTGCGGCGTGATCCTGCCTGACGTGGAGATCCTGTCGCTGGTGCGGCGGGATCTGGTGACGCCTTTCGATCCAGAGCTGGTGAATCCCGCGAGTCTTGACGTGAGACTCGGTAAGAATCTGCTGGTGGAGTTACCGACGACCACCAGCCTGGTGCCCTACTCCATTGCTGGGCATACGCAGGAAAAGCCGTTCATGCTCCAGCCGCATGAGTTCGTCCTCGCGGAGACGGTCGAGGAGTTCCGCCTGCCTGACTGTATTGCTGGGCAGCTGGCGCTGAAATCCAGTCGGGCCAGGGAGGGGATTGAACATCTCCTTGCTGGGTATATCGACCCCGGATACTGCGGGAGGCTAACGCTGGAACTGCAAAATGCGCGTTCCATGCATCCGGTCGCACTGTGGCCTGGGATGCGGATTGCGCAGATCGTGTTCCACCGGATGTCGATGCTGCCGGCCAAGGATTACTCCATGACCGGGCGGTATCAAGGCGACAAAGCCGTTCAGGGTTCCAAGGGATGAGCGATCCAGTCAACCACCCGTCGCATTACACGGCGGGCAAGGTCGAGGTCATTGACGTGATCGAGGACTGGGTAAGGCCCGCTCCAGATGCTGTGGTTGGTGGGCTGCATTGGCAGGTCATCAAGTACGTCAGTAGGGCGTGGTTAAAGAAGGATCCTTACGAGGATTTCTGCAAAGCCCGCTGGTATCTGACTCGTTTGATCAACACCTTGGCGACGGAGGCATACCGGGACAAATGAGGCATTGGTGGCGGATTGTCGCCAAGGCCCTGGGAGAGAAGGCGCACCAGCACGACCGGATTGCTGATCAGGTTGCACTGGTGCGTTTTTGTATCTTGGCGGCCTACATGATCACGAACATTTTTATTTGCGCAGGAGTTATCCGGCATTGGAACAACTAATTGTTGCTTGATCCATGGTCACTACTAAACCTTTCAAACGCGGAGAGGAAAATTTTGCCGCGATCCTCACACCTGAACTTGTGCAGAAAATGCGCAGACTACAAGCAGAGGGGTGGTCGTATCGCAAACTTGCGGATGAGTTTGACGTTGATCCCAAGCACGCTTGGCGTATCTGTAAAAGGCTTGCTTGGAACTGGGTTGACTGATGCGGTGCGCTAATTGTGATCACGAACGGATTGACGTGGAGCGGACTTGCCACGACACCGCTGAATCAATTCTTCGCAAAAGAAAGTGCTCTAACTGTGGGTACGCTGTTTTCACTGTTGAAGTAGAGCTGCCGCAAGGGGCTGCAATGCACTCTCATAAGCATCTTCTTCGGCGTTTACCTGGATTTTTACGTGTTCATTTTTCCTGATGGCAATCACGATCAACAGCAGGCCGTGCCAGAAGTGCGGCAAACACACAACCAACCCCGTGATGTGTATGAAGTGCTATCGCTCCAGTGAGGCCGGGTTACTGGAGATTCGCATGGAGCGGCTCCGCCAGAGTTACAAGCCCCAAGCGGATGGGGGACCTTGTAAACACTGCGTTCATTGGGAGAAGCGGTGTTTGCTGGGACTTCCCGAGGGTGGGACACTCGCGGCGGCGGTGTTGTGTTCGGCGCGGGAGGTTGACAGCCTGCTAGAGTAGTAGGGTACAAGTTGCCCTACCAGGCATGGACTTCCTACTCGGCATCGAGCACCTCCACACGCTCGACGATGAACGGTTGATCGCGTTTGACTCGGAGACGACGCAGCTCCAGCCAAAGATGGGCGGGATGCGGTTACTGCAGTTGGGTGCTCCAGGCAAACAGCCTGTGGTGCTCGACTGCTTTGATTTGGACGACAACGACTGGATTGTTCTGGAGTATTTCTTCAGCGTGGAGCGCACGTGGGTGGCGCACAACGCGGTCTTCGATTTGGGCTGGTTGCAGGAACAGGAGATTTATCCGGCGGGGCGGGTGCTATGCACCATGCTGGCGAGTCGGATTCTCACCAACGGAATGCCCAATGTGAAGCACGGGCTCCAGCATTTGGTGAAGCGCTATCTGCACGAGGATATTTCGAAGGAGGAGCAGAAGAGTGACTGGTCGGGCGATCTGACTGACAGCCAGCTGCAGTACGCCGCGAAAGATGTGCTGGTCTTGCTTGATCTTTACGAACAGATCCAGCAGCGGATGGCGACGGCGAGTTTGTATCCAGCGTGGTATCTAGAGTGCAATGCGTTGCCGGCGATGGCGCAATTATGGCGAACAGGTCTTCCTTTTAATAAGCGGGATCTTAGTAAGCTCATCGAAGATTTGGATATTGAGCATTACGAAGTCGGTGAGAAGTTCATCGAAGATTTTGATGCTGCGTTGCCGGAAGGACACAAGCTTTGTCGTGGAATTGATGGGAAGTTGCTGTACCAGACAAAGCCCGGCGCGAAAGGTAAAAAGGTAGATCCGAACGTATTTAATCTCAACAGTCCGGCGCAGCTGCTGAAAAAGTTCACCGCGTTGTTGGGTGAGCCGCCGATGGACGCCAAGAGTAATAAGCCCAGTGCTAGCAAGCTGGCGCTCCAGGAGTATGTAGGCGACCACAAGGTTGTGGCGGACTATTTGAGGTGGAAACGGGTGGAGAAACGTCGGCAGATGGCTGACACTTTATTGAAGAATTTGTCGGCTGATGGGTTTATTCGTGCCAGCTATATGCAAATGGGGGCTGATACCGGAAGGATGTCTTGTATGTCACCCAATCTTCAGCAAATTCCAAGGGATCAGAGATTTAGGGCTTGTGTGCAAGCTCCAGCAGGGTGGAAGTTTGTTGTAGCAGATTATGGGCAGATGGAGTTGAGGCTTGCGGCGGCGGAAGCTAAGGATTCTCTTATGACTCAGGTGTTCCAGCAGGGGAAAGACCTGCATACGATTACGGCGACGCAGATTTACGGTGTTGGCGAAGATGAGGTTACAAAGGAGCAAAGACAAGTCTCGAAATCGGCAAACTTCGGATTGCTCTATGGATCGGGTGCAAAAGGACTCAGGAACTACGCAGCAGCAATGGGGATCCAGATGGATCTTGATGAGGCTGCGGAGGTCCGGGAAAAGTTCCACGCTGCATATAAAGGCATCTCCGCATGGCAGCGCAAAAATGCTCGCGATGCTGATGCGGCTAAGGACAATCCATCTATCCGCATACGCATCTCGGGCTTGCGGCGGTTTCTACCGGGCGAGAACAACAAACTCACCACGCGCTGTAACACTCCAATCCAAGGGGCTGGTGCAGCAGTCCTCAAACTTACGCTTGGCAAGTTGTGGCCGCTACTCCACGCCGACGGGGAGGACGTGGTGCGTCTGGCCGGCGTGGTGCACGACGAAATCATCCTGCTCGTCGCTGAAGAACACGCCGATACCTGGGCGCTCCAGCTGCAATCCGTGATGGAGGAGTGTGAGGCCAAGTGGCTGGGCGAGATTCCACCGCTTGCCGAAGCTAAGGTCGGGGATAGCTGGGATCAGGCAAAGTGACCGCCGAACAGGTCGTCGAAGACTACGAATACCGAGTGCGGATGCACCCGCGTCACGGTGGTACGCACGACCTGTTTGTTACTGCTCCAGATGCCTTCACCGCGAGGATGAGGGCTCTGGAGCTTTGCCCCGATCAGCACGTTCAGTCGATCCTGCGAGTCTCAGATTTAGTCTCATGAGTCTCCCGCGTACGGGCCGTGAGTTGGTGATGGAGTGGCTGATGCGGGAAATTCGTGCGGCCAAAACGAGCGATTTGCACAGAATGGCGGCGTTTTTGGAGTTTGCGCGGGGAGTTAGGAAGGGTTCCAGGCAGCAGCGCACCAGTGCGAGGGTGGCGCAGTCCAATGCGTGGCGGAAAGGGGTGGATGAGGACGTGCGGTGGCGGGTCTAGTGTGTCGCAGTATGCTACTGTGTAGCAGACTAGAGAAGCAGCAATGCCGCTGAAGCACGGGTCGAAAATTTATTGCCAGTTGCTGCTGGACAGCCATCGGTACAAATTGGCGGAGCAGCTTGCAGCCAGCGAAGGCAAGCGGGTAACTGGAATGTTGAGGGATATGGTTTACGCCGCTTTGGAAAAGGCTGTTCCAACGTCGGATTACAAGGCTGCGGAAGCTGCTGATAAGGCGGCTTGGGCGGAGTCGGTGCAGCGGCGGGTGCAGGGAAGAATGCGCTCCAAGCAAGTAGAAGGTGTGGAAAACACGTCGATAGACACATAAGACGCAGTTAGTTTTCTACATATGCCGCTGCAGACTAGGCGATAGCTGTAAGCTTACACAGTAGTTACACACAGGTAGATGACGCGCTATGTCGTCATGGTCGAGGATCGCTGGGTTACGGCGGTTTACGGCCCTGGTAAAGGAATCGGTCTCACCGGATCCAAGGAGGATGCATCCTCGTGGGTCACATATGAACGAGCTGTCGCTGCGGCGAGAGCTGTTGCTGAGTGCACTAACAGCAACGTTGCTGTGCATAGCGTTGATGAACCCGCCTATCCCCGGTCATGGAAGTAGTACCGTTCCAGGAGCAGCAAGACCCGGAGCTGCGGCTCGGTGAAGGTCGCTCACGCACCAGTGCAGAAAAGGCGCAGCTGTTTGAGCTGAAGATTTGGCTGCCGGGGCAGGGCGCAATGCGGGATCTTGTTCGGGCGGAGTCGCTCCAGCAGGCGATTACTTTTGCCACGAATCGTTACCCCAACTGCAAGGTTGAGGTGCCTGAGCAGGCGGCGAAAAAGCCTAAGCTGGTGCGCTCGTCCCGTGGGCCGAAAGAGACGGCTCGGCGGAATCTGAAACTCGTGGAGGCTAAACGTGAGCAGTCAAATCACTGAGCTGGATCGTCAGAACTGGGGGCGAGTGATCGTTGATCACGCCCGGATGGAGTTGCTCGAAAAGTTGTACGAGTGGGATGGGCGCTCCAATCCTGAGCACCCCCAGCACCACACCTATACCGGGCTGTACCAGAAGTACAACCAGAATTAGGCGGAATCGCGGTCCATTCCGAATTGATCGGCCAGGTTATCAGCGGCTTCGCGGATAGCCCAGGCCGATTTTGTTCGTTCCAGCTGGTGAAGCGTGTTCAACACAAGGGCGGCTTCGAGGAGGCCACGATAATCCT